TCAATTTCCGAAAGTAGCAATGTAGTGCTTTTCTTGCGAAGCCAGTTATAAAAATCAAGCTCTTTTGTTAATTTTGTTATATCTATCATAGCCCTTTTCCTCCGCATAATGGACATTTGTTTTCTTCAATTGTGTTCTTTACAAAAGGAATAGTTTCCCACTTTTTATTATTTCTCTTTTGCAAAACAACGGTTTCTCCTAACAGTAGCCACCTAAAGCCGATTTCTGTACTTTTTCTTTCTATCCTTTCACTCAAAGCTTTAATAATAATCAAGCTTTCTTCTTCGCTTAGCTCTGTCTTGTAGGAATTCATTATCCTGTTTGGCATAAGCTCCTTTATTTTTTTTCTAATCGGCTCCCTTGAGTAGCCTGTGATTTCTTCAAGATCTTTAATCGTTTTCATAAAATTAACCCTCCTTATGGTTTACCTTATATTACTATATATAATTTCTTTTGTAAATATAGTTACGTAAAAAAAATGCTTTTTTTAAGTTTTTCTGTAAAAAAACTTCCTAGGCTTGCAACAGGTCTACAAGGTCTACATCGATTGTAGCACCTACTCGTAGACCCTAAACCTTAACATTATTAAGGTCAAACCTTAATATTATTAATATTTAGTGTCTTATATATATATATTATTAAGGTATTATATTATATATATATTGAGTGCTACAATGCTACAATATATATTTGATACGTATGGGAAAACTCTTTTTTTATAACAAAATTATACATACATTAATGCATTCTTATATATAAGGCACGCTCATATATATTTTGTAGCATTGTAGCAGGTCTTTGATTTTTTAGGTATTCCTCAACTTTTATTATTTTAATTTAGGTATTCCTCAATTATTTATTAGATATTGATGTATTCCTCAACTTTAGGGTCTACAAACAATTGTAGACATGGTAGCAGAGGCAATTTTGGCTACAAGTTTTACATTACTTGACAAATTTGTGCTACATGTGGTATAATAAAGGCATGACAACGAAGCAAAGGCTCTTCATCGAGCATTACATTAACAACAATTTCAACGGAACACAGGCTGCCATATCTGCTGGCTATACAAAAAAGTCGGCTGGAGTTATGGCTAGTGAAACATTAAAGAAACCATATATTCAAAAAGAGCTATGTAGAAGGATTAAAGAACTGCTTTCTGAAACCGAAATGCTTACTCTTCAATGGTTGCGTGAGGTTAAGAACATCGCTTCTTTTGATATACGTGAAGCCGTTGAATGGAACAATGGCAGAGTTAACATCAAAGACTCATCAGAACTTTCAGAATCTACAGCTAAGGCAATTTCAGAAGTAAGCCAAACAGTAAGCGAACACAGCAACACAGTTAAGGTTAAGGCGCATGATAAGATGAAAGCGCTAGACCTTCTGGGAAAATATTTGGCAATACTTTCAAACGACGTGCCGAACTATAACGAAGAAAAACCAAAGAGCGAACTTGACGCAGAAGCAAGACGTGAACGAATTGCAGAGTTAAGACGCAAGCTGGACGGTTAGCATGTATCTTCCAGAACAAGAAGAAATTGAACTACTTGAGCTCATGGAAGAAGAGTGGCAAGAGCAAGCAAAGAGAAAGCATCAAGACTTCATGGACTACTGCTGGCGAAAAGGAAAAGACAATCCGTTAGTGGTAGGTCTACACACAAGAAAGATATGCGAAAAAATAGATGAAGCAATGGACAAGTACAGGAGAGGTATTTCTTCTTACTTGCTGATCAACGTGCATCATAGATCAGGGAAAACCGATATAGTTAGCCGATACCTTGGCGCTCATTTTCTAGGAGAATTTCCAGACGCAGAAGTAATGCAGGTAACCTATCAAGCTAACTTGGCATCAAACTTGTCGGCATTCGGAAGAAACGTTTTTAGAAGCGAACAATACAGAAGGCTTTACCCAGACATAAGGCTAAGCAAAGAAACGAATAAAAAAAACGATTGGGTTGTATGTGACAACGACGGAAAAGAAACAGGCGGTAAGCTTTACGCATCAGGATTACAATCAGGACTAACTGGTAACGGCTTTTCGCTAGGCATACTTGATGACTACTTCAAAGGACGTGCAGAAGCCGAGTCGAGAGTTCAAAGAGATAATGCGTGGCACGCTTTCACTGACGACTTCATGACAAGACGAGCGCCTGTTACGATAGTTATAGTTTTAGCGACTCAATGGCATTGGGACGATGTTTCTGGAAGAATAAGAAGCGAGATGAAAAAGAATCCAGACTTTCCACAATTCGAAACATTAGCCTTTCCAGCAAGAAGGCGTGATGCAAAAAACAAAGATGAATATCCTGGTGAATTTCTTTTTTTAGAACGCTACCCGGAAAGCTGGTATCGTGAGCAGTACGCAACGCTTGGGAAATATTCTGCAGCTGCATTGATGGATTGCGATCCTCAAATGAGAGGAGGAGGCATTTTATCAACAGACGGCATAGTTTTTCACGATGCAGACGATAAAGCGATACCAAGCAAAACAGCCGTACAATGGGCAAGAGTGTGGGACTTAGCACACACAGAAAAGCAAAGATCAGGAGACGATCCAGACTATACAAGCGGAACGCTCTTGGCTTTTGAAAGAAGACCAGGAGATCCAGTACCACACTTGTGGGTTAAGCATAGGGCAAGATTTAGAGATGGAGCGGTAGAAAGAGACAACAAGATAAGGTTTAACGCAATGAAAGATGGCAACTTTGCAAAACAAGTTGTAGAATCCAGCCTTGACGCAAAAGACGCATACCACTACCTAAGAAAAGCAATGCCAGAAATATCTTGGAATAAGATAATAACAAAAGGCGATAAGGTTGTTAGATGTACGCCTCTTGAGCCTATTTTTGAAGCAGAAGGCCATGTGCACGTTATAAGAGGCGAATGGAACGATGAGTGGATTGACGAATTGCAGAAGTTTACAGGAAGTGGAAACGAACACGACGACGGAATTGACAACCTTTCAGCAGGCTATCAGTTTCTAATATCTGACGGCCTTAATATTTCAACAGAAAGAAAAAAACAACTTGCACAAAGACGGAGACAGTGAAAGCAAAAAAAGAACATCACTCTTTACAAATTTTAAAATAGGTGATATAATAACTTATGAGCATATTTAGTTGGTTCACGCCAAGACGTGAGCAAGAACAAAAGACGAAACAAACAAGGCACACGCCAAAAACGAAAGACTGGACAGACGACTTACAGGCGAACACGGCGCTTACTCGTGCATTGTATCGCAACGAATATCCAGGAATGAAGCTAGCAGGTGCATTGGCTTACTCACCTATTTCAGTGCCTGTATGGTTTATGGGCTTGCCTATCGTAGAAGCTGAAAGCGAAACGGATCAAGAGCTAGTCGACCAAATAGCAAATGCGTTCTCAAGGCTTCAAGCCGTATTACACACCTATTGCCATCTTGACGGCACGCTGTGGGTGTATCCTAAGTTTAGCATGAAAACAAGACGGATACATTGGGAGCTAATAGACGATGATGCAGTAAGTGATATTATCAGAGACATCGAGACAGGCGAAATTATTGAGTTAATCACGCACGAGAACATAACAATAAAAACAGGCTACGGACAACACGTAAATGCTATTCGTAAGCGTTCTTTCACACGTGAGCAAGTAACCGTAACATGGCAACAAGGCGAACAACAGCTACCAGTTGAGCTTAAAGAAGTGTCAATGCGTAATCGTTTCGGCGTAATGCCTGTATGTTTTGCGAACAATCCAGAGCCTAACATGAAGCGTGGCGTTTCAGACTACAGCCGAATAATAAGCGATCTTAAAAACTATCACGACTTAGAGCTTGCAAACGCAGAAATGCTAGCTAAGTTTAAGGTTAAATGGATCCAAGAAACGCAAGATGTAGACGCATGGCTAAGTGCTAACGCTTATGATGATATTAACGATATTGACATAGCAAGCGCAGACATTATTTTTAATCTAAAAGACCAAGAATCGACAGACTTCAAGTTTCCAGAGCGTGCTTATGAAGCATACAAAGAAAGCCTTAAGCGTTCGTTTAGAAAAATCGTACAAGGCTCAAACGTGCCAGAAATAGCATGGGGATTAAAAACCGAAGGCAATCGAGCGAGCGTTGAAGAGAATATGAGCATACTTCATCAATACGTGCAAGACAAACAAGAGCAAAAGAACGAAGCCTACCTTGAGTTATATGACTACAGCTTGCGATTGCTTAAAGCAACCATGCTAGACAACAGCGAGAACAAACTAAGCATAAGTTGGAACAATCTTGACGCAGTAAGTGAAGAAGTGAGAAGCGTTATTTTTAGAAACTTCGCACAAGGAATGGCGGCTTTAAAACAAAACACAGCAATTACAAAAGAGCAAATGTATAATATGTTTAAACAAATGTATCCAAACATAACAGAGGAAACATTTGAACTATTCAAGCAAGGACTTTCAGATATGGCAGCATTCAAGCAGTTTGAAACAATGACGTATGAAGAAGGCAGAGATTACAGGCTAGAGAATGACGAAAGCTGAATATGAGAAGTTGTACAGTCAAGCTAGGAAAAGTTTCCCTAATATCCAACGTGAGACAATGATCGAGCTTAAAAAAATCTATGAAGAAGCAGGAAAGCTCATAGCCACGGAGATAAGGGCAGCCCAGCTTGACGGTGCTTCTGATCTAACTATAGCGAGCAAACAAGCAATTGAACAACAGCTTGGAGATGCTGCACAAAGAATAAACGACCAATTACAAAAAGACATACCAGGAGCAATCAGAAAAGGAGCGTCAAGAAGTTCAGACATTAACGTCGACTACTTAAGAGATGCAATTAAGACGGCAGGGGTGGAAAGAATAACAAAAGTTGGCTTACAGAACATGGCTGTTGCCGTAAACGAAGAGCTTGTCATGAGTTACGTTAATCGTGTACTAGAAGATGGTTATAGCTTATCAGATAGAGTCTGGAAAGTTGGCGAAAAGTTTCGAGCCGACATTAACAACACGATAGCATCAGGATTAGCACAAGGACGAAGCACAATACAAATAGCAAAGGACGTGCAGGTATACATAAAGGACGGCAAGCGTGTTCTAGCGAAACGATACGGACCGAACCTAGAGCAAGGAACAAGAGAATTTCTTAAGAGAATAGGCATCAAGGTAGACGCAAGAGCGTTACGACTAGTACGTTCAGAGCTATACGCAAGCTTGCAAGAAGTAGCAGGCGAGCATGGGCGCATGAATCCAGCTTGCCAAGACCTATACGATTGGGTGCTAGAAGCAGGACGCCAACACTGGAACTGTGGCTGTGAAGATGCAGCATCTGGAAGCCCTTATAGGTACGCAGACTTGCCTAGCTATTTACACCCCAATTGCCGGTGCCAAGTACGCCCTGTGCTAATGAAGTGGAATGATTTTATTGCAGACCTAAAAGAATGGGATGCTGGTGGACAAGTTGACTACATAGAAGACTGGTATAATACCTTTTACTTGACAAATATAGCCTAGGAGGTGTATAATAGCATTATGAAGAAGTTTAGATTAAGTGGCTTAGTTGGCGAATACGACGAATTAAGCCCAAAATTAGTAAAAGACATGTTAGACGAAGCAGGTGGAGAAGAAATAGAAGTACAGCTATTCACGCCTGGTGGTTTTATCTACGACGGATTTGAGATATACAATCTCATAAAACAATACGAAGGCAAGAAAACAGTTGTGCTTGGCGGCTTGGTTGCGTCAATCGGCACATACATTGCTGCATCTTTCGACAAAGTTGTTGCAACAGAATCAGGCGTGTTTATGATTCACAACGTAACGAGCTGGACGGCAGGCGATGCGAAAGAAATGCGAGAGGAAGCCGACAAGCTAGAGCGTGCCAACAA